TCTCACCGTCCATTAATCTTTATATTGAAACTATTCTAATTTCTTTAACGCACTTTATAAAAAAAATGTATGTTCAATACAAATGAAACTCAACTCTACAAACAAAAATACTCTCAAGGCGATCGCGATCGTCTTCTTAATTTTGTGGGCATTCACACACTTGCGTACCAGCAAGTACCAGCCCGTCGACGTCGAAACGTCCGATGAAGGTTCCCTCTTCGACCTCCCATCCACGGAAGAATGTCTCAAGGATTCGTACTACTCGGATAGCCGAGGTGGTGTTTGCGGCGGCCAAAAGTTGGTCTCGGCGCAAGCGGGGTATAAGATGAAGTAAAATCTCCAGTATATATAAATGGCTTTAGTGACTAGTCAATCCACTTTACCCGATTTCGAACACGAGTATCACACGGTTATCGTTGATAGTTTTCAACAAGATAGTGATAGTGTATTTACAGTTTTTCTCCCAAACCCGCTTGAAAATATAGTTCAAGCCCAATTACTCACCGCAAATTTAAGAGTTGGTTCAGGTACAAGAATAGTCCACCTCTCAATTAATGAACTCGATACAAATTTCAGTCAACGCGCTACAAAAGAAGTTAATGGTCAAGCCGCTCTACAGGTTTTAAATAGAAACTTTGGCTCTATCATTAATTCAAGTGGAACTACTGGAACAACCTTATACTTCAAAAACGAGTATCCCGTAATGCAACAGTACATTAACCCAATACGTAAACTCGATAGATTAACAATAACACTGCGTGACGGAGATGCAGTTAATTTCGCAACTGATGCAGATTCGTTTTTCGTTTTTAGATTCGTTTGCAAAAAAAGAAATTTACCCTACTAATTATTTCAGGGCGTCTCGTACGTATAATTTAAACCTCTTATTAATATAAATGTCTTCTGGTATTGTTCAACTCATAGCTATTGGTGCTCAAGACGAACACATTATGGGTAACCCGGAAATATCATTCTTTAACTCAACTTTTAAAAGACACTCTAATTTTTCACAATCCGTCGAAAAGCAAACGATACAGGGAGCTGTGAAAAATAATTCAATGTCATCAGTAAAATTCCCACGATCGGGTGATTTACTCGGGTACACGTATTTCACACTTGATAATAATACGAAATCGCTCGATTACCAAGATTGGTCCCAACTTATAGACCATGTCGAATTACTTATTGGTGGCCAGGTCATTGACACACAAGACGCCGTTTTTACAGAAAAAATTGCCATTGATACGTTCGCAACAAACGTTTCTAAGAGTTCTAACGGTACACACCCAGGGGTAAGTGCACGTTCATACTTCTACCCTCTACGATTTTTCTTTTGTGAAGGTCCGCAGTGTGCTTTACCTATAGTCGCTTTACAGTATCATGAAGTCGAAATACGTATCCATTGGGGTTCACAGGTCGATGGGTATAACGTCGAGTGTTATTCCAACTACTATTTCCTCGATAACGAAGAACGTGGAAACATTGTTTCGCGTAACCATAATCTTCTCATTACACAAGTCCAAAAGAGTATACCGTCTCATAGTCTTACACAGGAACTTGTTTTCAATCACCCCGTCAAGTATATAGCATCTTCAGATACGACCGTCGAAGGTGCTCTAACATCCCCAAGTAATAAAGTTAAAATCGAGATTAACGGACTCGATTTAAGCGGGTTCAGGTTCGGGAAACCACACTTCATGGAAATTCCAAACTATTACCATACCCAGTTCGTCACGTCCCCTGATTTCTTTTTATACTGTTTTTGCCTATCAACGAGTTCGCTCCAGCCGACAGGAACGCTCAACTTTAGTCGATTAGACTCAGCAAAAATACACAGTGAATCCGTAAACATAACCGACCCTATATATGCCGTAAACTATAATATTCTCAGGATCGAAAATGGTATGGCCGGTTTATCTTATGCAAATTAAAATACATACTTATATTAATATGGTTAAAAACATACCTACCATCGAGCGGTCTACCAAAATCCGGTTTGGTAAACACGTTTCAGATAGTCAAGCTGAAAATACCATAGTTTTCAATGCTTCGGATACTGCCGTTAATGCGACGAATTCTGGGTCTATATATATGGCACCTTTAAGGGTCGCGGAAATAGCGGGTTCTAACCTTGTAGGTTATTCCGCATCGACGAAAGAAGTTGTTGATTCGAGTGTTCCTACATCGCTTTTAGGCGGTGTTACTTTACAAGCAGCTACAGATATTGGTAATGTAACTTCAAATACGGTCCAGTTTAATAACGCTATAACATCTTTTGTAGCATCGTCTTTTGTAGGTATTCAAAACACGGCGCCTACACATGCTATTTCGGTAGCCGATAAGGTTTTTATACACAATGTAAATAGCGTTGACCGCGTTACTGTTGTAGGAAACGTAAGAGCATCTAAATATACAACTACAGGCAATGCTGTGTTACTGCAAGATGATAATACGAACCAAATCCAGGTTTCGGGAAGAATACATAGTAGTGAATCAACGATGACTAAAATAGGTTTAGCGAATACCGCACCCGCACATGCTTTAAGTATTGGTAATGAAGGTCAAGTTCAAATGAATGTACCCACAGCTTCGATATACGCGTTAGATACCGTTGGTAACGTAAATGCGCAAAATTACCGAGGCGATTCGTATTACCTTTCGAACCTTACAATTGAAAATATCGTAAACCAAGGTAACGTTACATCCAATACGGTTCAATTTTCAAACGGACTCACGGGTATTTATACGACGAGTAACGTCGATGTTGGTGGTAATATATTTGTAAGAAACAATACCGATAGTGCAATATACGGTACAATTGCTGGTGCTAATACAATAGCGGGTAGTACTATAACTGCAACTTCGAAATTTGTAGGTGATGTAAACGAAGCGAGTACAAGTAAAAACGTATTTGGAAGTACTATAACCGCAGGTACGAAATTAGTAGGTGACGTAAACGAAGCGAGTACAAGTAAAAACGTATTTGGAAGTACTATAACCGCAGGTACGAAATTAGTAGGTGACGTAAACGAAGCGAGTACAACCAACGACGTATTTGGAAAATATATATCAGCGAGTACCGAGAGTGGTAGTAAATTAACAGGTCAATTAAACGAAGCGAGTACAAGCAATGCCGTATATGGAGGTACTATAACTGCAAGTACGAAATTAGTAGGTGACGTAAACGAAGCGAGTACAGGTAAAAACGTATTTGGAAATACTATAACAGCGGGTACGGGTGGTTTTTCGGGTGATGGTTCAGGTATATCAAGTTTAAATCAAAGTAACTTATCATCAGCCGTATCTGTAACTAAAGGCGGTACAGGATTAAATACAGTCACGGCCGGTGATATACTCTATGCAAGTGCTAATGATACAGTAGCGGGACTTGATAAAGGGGCAGGTAATACGGTTTTACAAATGAAAACGGATGGAACTTTACCTGAATGGACGCAAACAATAACGGGCGCTTCACTCGCTAATCCATCGTTAACAGGTACAATCACAACATTGGGGTTGAATAATAACAGGATTCCGTTTACAAACGGGTCCGGGGTATTAAGTTCACACGCGGATCTTCAATTCGATCCTACTGGTACCCCTACAATGACAATTGGTGCCGACGTTACAATTACAGGTGCATTCAAAACGCAAGGAACAGTGGACCATTTTAACACAACAAACTATACAGTTACTGACCCAATAATTGAAGTCGGTAACAATAACTCGACGGATACAATCGATTTGGGTATGATCATGACAATGAATACTGCTAATGTTGTTCATGGTTTTAGAGGCGACCAGAAGGAATATACGATCGCATACACACACAGTAACCCATCTGATACGGATATCGAACCAACGTTAGCGAGTGGTATAACTGACCACCCGTACATTACCGCAAACATTTGGGGTAACGTCTTATCTGGTAACGTCACAACGACGGGTATGGTAGACGCTGCGACACTCAAGGGTAATGGTGCTAATATAACACACTTAAATTTAGGTGGCGCTAATAATACCGGTAAGGTTAGTGTTGTACGTGGTGGTACGAATATTGATACGTACACGGCAGGTGACATCTTATATGCATCAGGTTCCGCGGGGCAGCAGTCAACGACATTAACAAGATTAGCTGCAAATGATGGTAAGTTTCTTAAAAGTACGGATTCAGCAGTTGTATGGGCGGACGTTTCGTCGAACCTCCATTCCATTGTAAATAATGGACCAGCAACCGCAAACATTACGTCGAACACAATCCAGTTTAGTAATACTGTAAATTCTTTAACAGCTTCGGGTAACGTAATTGTTTCAGGTAATGTGATATCTACTGGTGTTATTACACTTGAATCATCTGCAGGTACAAGACAAGCTTTGAAAGTATTAAACGCTATTGAGGTCGATCCAGCAGTTGTCGGCGGAGGAACATCGTCAAAGAACGTTTTAGCGATTAATCGCACAACAGGTGAGATTTACGATTCAGGGGGACAAGGTGGTTCGACTATGGAATTTACACACGAGGAAGGTTCGGGTGATCACGCTAACGTCAGTATAGGTAAAGCCGCGTGGGCGGGACCTACCGGTGAATCAAACCTTACAATGAACACGTACGGGTCTAACGTACTCACGGTTACAGGTAACATTTCGGCCGATAATATTACGATCGGTGCTTTACACGTCGCAGCATCACCATTCAATTTAGACGATGTTGCGAGTGCGGGTGCAGGTGCAAATGTTACATCGAACGTTATTCAGTTTACAGGGCCACACGCTTCGTACGGTGATAATAACTTTACAACGTCAAAAAGTATCAGTATCGGATCAAATGTAAATGTAACTGGTAACGTATTTTGTAATTCAAACCTTACATCACAAAACCTCCAGCTTACAAATACACAAATAGCAACTACTTGGACTTCAGGATCAGGAACACTCGAGATAGATTGTAAAAACAAAAGTTACGGTACAGCTCCACTCACGTCTATAGACGCGGACGTCGCCGCACTTTCCGTATTAGATTTACCAAGCGGAGGTCAAATTGTGGTACCACTCCTAGCATCAGGGGCGGATAGAAAAGTCTCAAAAGCAATCACGACGGGTATAGATCAGATTGCGTTTACGAACGATGTTTCTATAGCCCAGAATGGTCATGGTCTTTTGACCGTATCTAAATTAGACGCGAATATTTACATGAATGCAATTTCATTCACAGCAGCTTAAATTCTTTTTTTTTAGAATCTTTCATATTATAGTAAGGCTTAAAAATAAAAAACCTTAGTATAATATAAAATATGTCTGGAGGTATAGCCCAACTCGTTGCAATCGGTGCCCAAGATGCGCACCTCGTCGGTCAACCCGAAGTTTCCTTTTTTAGGTCTAACTATAAACGTCACACAAACTTTGCCCAAACTGTCGAAAGACAAACTATCCAGGGCAACCCATCGGATAACGGTATATCCACTGTTAGGTTCGAGCGTAAAGGTGATATGCTCGGTTATGTTTACTTAACACCAGTTGGTGAGGATGGTGCGGCGCAAGAATATTCAGCCGCTGATTTAGCCGCCCAAATTGATAAAGTTGAACTCTTGATCGGTGGTCAAGTCATCGATACGCAAGATTCTACATTCTCAATGGACCTCGCACCAATCACTATGTCCCAAAACCTTACTAAGTCTACGACGGGGTTTGCCGGTAAAAGCGGTAAATTCTACCCACTCAGGTTTTCGTTTTGCGAAAACGCCCAATCTGCGCTCCCATTGGTCGCGCTTCAATACCACGATGTTGAAGTCAGAATTACGTGGAAAGAAATCAACGCCGCTTCTTCGCGATGGGAATGCTTTTCGCAATTCATCCACCTCGATACGGAAGAACGCACTGCCTTGTCGTCTACGCCACAAAACATGATCATTACACAAACACAAAAAGCTATCGCATCTGGGGGTAGGATCCAGGAACTCAGCTTTAACCACCCAATGAAATACTTGGTCGCTAAAACAACAGGTTCGTCCGATCTTACATCTGCGGGTAACAAGATTAAGCTCCAAATCAACGGTACGGATGTTACCAATTTCAAAGATGCCGACCCACACTTTACTGCCATTCCAACGTACTACCACACACAATCATCTGTTTCTGCGGCTAACGGTCATAACGTCGCTACGCTTTTGGTTCCATTCTGTCTCGACACGTCGAAGCTTCAACCAACTGGGTCGCTTAACTTCAGTAGACTCGATTCTGCGCGTATCGTAAGTGATACCGAAAACAATGGTTCTGATATTTATGGTGTTAACTACAACGTTCTCCGTATTGAAAACGGTATGGGTGGTTTGATGTACTCGAACTAAATTATTTTTTATAGCCACTTATTATAAATGTTCTGGCAATTAGTTTTTCTTTTAGCTTTCATTTTTATCATTACATA